TTGTACTGACCGGGAACTAAACGAGCAACACCTTGAGCGTTGTGAAATTCTTTTACTCCCTTTGTGCCGGGATCGGTTGTCGCTGACCATTGTTTGAACACCCACTCACCGTTCACTTTGTAGGAAAGTGTTAAAAGGTCATCAAATACATTGGTCACTTTGTTGCCGATGGTACGGATGCCGATGATGTTCAGGTTGTAGTCACCATTCTCAAAGAATGCGTAACCTTTTGCCTTCATTGCCACTTTGATTTTGTCTATCATTTCCCTTGTCCTTTATATGGTTTGGAACTCTTGTGCTTGTTCTTGTGTTTGGTGTGTCTCTTCAATTTGTTTTTTGGTTTCACACGGAATGATGTGATGTTTACTTTGGCTGCCATAGGTAAACCCTAAAGTATTCAAAATCTTCCTTTCCACCTTCGGAGAGATAGTTCAAATAAGCGTCATAGATCACTCCTTTGAACTCAATTGGTGTGGTGGTAGTATCTAATCCAGCACCTACCATCTTGACGGCATACACCTCCATTTGGTTTTGAACAACTTGCATCTGTTGAACCACGGATTCGGCTTTCTTTTCAGCATTCACCACGGATTCTTTCAATTGCTCTTTCTCAACCACTTTTGCTTCCACCAATTTCTCACTCACCTCGTGTGCTTGTTTAGTGGCTTGACCAACCGCTTGTGTGTTTTGCTGAATCTTCTTCAACAAAGCATCAATCTCACTTACTGGCTTGGGTTCAGTTGCCCAAGATTCGGTGAACAAATAACCACCGATGAAAGCGAATACAAAAATGATCAACAATCTCATAGTTTCTTCATTGAGTTAATGATGCGTAGTTCCGTGATGGCTGCCGACAATGCAGAATCTGCCGTTTTTAACGCCCTGTATGCTTGTTTCTGTTCTGCTCGTAGGACTGCCATCTCTTTCCGACATTCGTCAATCTGCTGTTGATTGCCCGAACGCAAGTCCATATACAAATAACTAACAGCCAAAAGCATACAAAAAGCCACGGCAGCAACTGGGTTTTTACGAAATTGGTCAAAGCTAACAGGTAGCGCATTGGGTTTTACTTTCGGTGTTGTCATATCGGGAATCGGGGTGATGGTGGTGGGATGTATTCGGCTTCGGGTAAATCAAACAACCACATAAATTCAGTATTGGCAAACGCTTCTTTGTCTTGCTCATTGCCAAAAAAGAACCAATTACCGTTAATGTCTTGAACGCAGTTGATAAATTGATAAGGGTTGATATATTGCCCTTGTACCGCTTGGTATTGTTCGGGGGTAAGTGTGTAACCTATCATTATACATTTCGGCTTAAAGTGGTTTGAAACGCTTGTACTGCGGTGTAAAAGTTGGATGCTTGGGTGTCGGTTAAACCGTCACCCATAAATGCAAATCGTTGTTGAAAGTTTGAATAATCTTGAAAAACTCCATTGTTATTTCTTGCACCTAAAACTACATTACTTGAAATTGTACCAGCACCCGTAGATTCTGTTTTTGTTGTTATTGTACCACGAATAGAATGTTTTTTTTGTGTACTTGAAGAATTTCTATATGCAAAAATAAATCCATCTGCACTTAAATTTGTTGTGTTGGTATTTGAACCGTCAAAAATATCGCCAAATAATCCAAGTGCTGGGTATGCTGGGTAAATTTCAAAATAAGAACCTCCACCACCAGCACCCAAAGCACATCTTGTACTAGTTCCAGATGTTCCACCGTAATATCCTATTGATGAATTATTTGCGGTTAAATTGGCTGAAGGCTCAAATCCAGTGTCCATATAATCACTCGTTCCATTTGGTTTTGCCCCCGTACTTGCAAAAGTCCAACCACTTGTAAATGTACCCGTAAAACTTGACGATTTTAAGTTCTGCGCACAGGCTGCCGCACTTGCCCCAACCATTGGATAAATGGCTTTCATTGGTGTCCAAATACCATAGGCTTTCAAATCTGCAACCAATGTCTTTGTGGCGTTTTGCTCGGTTGTAGTAAGCGAACCACCTGCGGCAACTACACGATTGTAGTATGCCAACCAATCGGGGTCAACTTGCAAGATTGAACTTGCTATAATTCCGTGACTTGCTAAAATCATTACGCTATATCTCCAAATAAATACCACTCATTTTCGGCAATCTTCACCAAAGTTGCACCGCTATACTGGGCGTTCAATTTCAACTTTGCCCCATTGCTTCGGATGGTTACGCCACTTGTTGCAACGATGGTAGTTTGACCTGCTCCATATTGTGCCAAAAGAATCTGTGTGCCTGTGCTAAATGCTACCGAACTATTCAAAGGCACTGTAAGATTGTTTGCACTGCCCACATTCATCTCAACCAATTTGTCCGCATCACTCAAAACCAAAGTATATGATGCTGTTTGTCTGTTGGTGGTAATCAATTTGTTTGTCTTTGCATCAAGTGCCGTTTGCTGAGCAGTTGAAACGGGTTTGTTTGCATCTGAAGTATTGTCAACATTGCCCAAACCTACCGCAGCCTTGTTTAGAGTTGCAAAGGTTTTGTCCCCTCTGTAGTAATCTGCTGAAGTTGTGGCGGTAATTGTTGGTTCAACTGCGACATTTCCACTACCCAAAAGCGAAGTGCTGTTGATGGTCTTAATGTTCGTACCCGATACCAAAGTATCTTGCTTACTCGCTGCCAACCCCGAATACTGCGAGTTGGTTGCATTGTCTCCCGTGTTTGTTCCGCTTGTATTTGCAACAACTACCAATTGAGCATCGGTTACATAGCGTTTATTTGTGCTATCTGCAATGTCTGCCGTTGTTGCATCTGCACCGCCAGTTACCAAACCTTTTTGGTCGTAGGTTACTTTGGTTTTGGTTGCTCCCGTGATGGCTGTGTTTTCGTCTACCTTCCCATCCAACGCAGTTTGTAAATCGGTTTGATTGGAAAGCGTTCCAGTTACACCACCCCACGCAACTGCCGAACTGATAGCGATGTTGCCACTACCAAGAACTGATGTGCCGTTGATGGTCTTGATATTTGTTCCGCTGACAAGTGTATCTTGTTTGGCGTTCAGTGCGGATTGTGTAGCAGTTGATATCGGCTTATTTGCATCGCTTGTGTTGTCTACATTATTCAACGCCAAGCTAGTCTTTAACTGCGTGGGCGTTACTTTCTTTGTGGTGGTTGCGCTTGTATCAACAATAGGCAGAACATCGGCCGCGTTGTCAATGGTTGTAATGGCGGCGAGTTCCGAAATCTTTTGGTCTGGCATATGCCAAAATTACAAAACACCCACCGCCGACTCGTTAACAAATTAAACGCTCGCAATAATATACCACTGCGCGCCGTCGCTTATAATTGTCTTGCTGCCGTATTGTGAATTTATAGTAGTTGTACTTGAGCCGTTTATATTATAAGCACCGCCGCTTATAGTAACTACATGTGGATTCGCTGTCTTAATAAAGTAGTACTTTTTACCCTTGCTCTCGGTTGCGTTGGGCAAGTTTATAGTTACGTTGCCGTCGGTGCTGTTACAAATAATTAACTCGTAGCCGTTTGTAATTGTATGGGTGCCGTTGGTGTATACAACAGAGGCGTTATGCTCTTGTAGGTGCCAGGCCATCTGCTGTGCTGCATTGTCAAAATGCACCATAACCTCGTAACGTGTGTTAAGTGTTGGTGTGGTTGCGGGGGCACCATCGGCATCGTTAACCAGGTAATTAAGAACTAATGCAGGCGTGCGCTGTACTGAATCGTTTAGCCTTCCTATCTGCTCGTGACCGTGCAGTATAAACAGCGCCGTTTATTAACCATTTGTAGTCATCAAAGTAAAGTGATTTAATGGCCGTCAAAGTTCCTGCATCTGCCCAGGTGCCCTGTATAGATGGCACAAAGTCCTTGTACAATCCCGCAATGCCTTGGCCTAGCATTTCGGTAGGCGTGCCATGTGTCACAGAATCCCAACCACCACGCCAATCGTCAGCAATTACCCACTGGTTACTTGAGTTGTAAGCCTCTATGTTTCCGATGGCATATTTGCTAGAGCTGCTGTAATACTTTGGTTCTAAAATTATCGGCGTAGAGTTAACGGCATTTGCGTTGTCGGGCGTGTAGGTTTCGGTTATGTTGAATGTGAAATCTGGGTTTTGGTAAGGTGAATCGTCTGCAAAGGCTAATTGAATAGATCCCCAAAATGGTTTGAAAAATTCATTGTATGCGCCCGTGCCGCCAAATATATTATATTTCTGTTTGACGGCTTTAACATAATTTATTTTAACCTCTAAAATTGTAAAGCCTGCAGGTGGGCTGCTTACTTGTTTATCAAAAACAAAGCTAGTCCAGTTGCTATTTTGAAAGTCGTTAGCAATCGTTTCAATAAATGTGCTAGTAGGCGCAGACGCAGCGCTAACCCATAGCAAAGTATTTAAATCTAACACCCGGTAGCCAGTGCCTCCATCCCTTAAATAAATTGTAATTGCTACATCCGATTTGTCCTCTGGGCCCGTTGGCGATGTGGTAAATGTATGCCGTGCAAATTTAACAGCAAAGCGGATTCTTAAAGGTGCTTCGTCTGGCGTTGTTCCAGTTGGCACCCCTGTAAATGTTTTGGCAAAAAAAGTATCGGATTGGTTTGCGTATGTTCTGTATGCCGTAGCACCTAGCATTCGCTCTGTGTCAATCTGCACATATTTAGCAGCGGCCTGGTAGCTTAGTGATGGCTTGGCTATCCATTGCGGGCGTGTGTCGTTACCAAGTTGCACAGCGTGCGTGTAGGTACCGGTTCCAATATATTGCAGCGTGTAATTAAACTGTCGATAGGCAACGGTAGAATCTAGGTACTCAGTTGCAGAAACAAGCCAATACTTTCCAATCTCTAGCATAAATCTAGCTTGTAAGATTTCGCAAACTTGCTCCAGTGCAGCCTTGCAATCCATCATATTACTTTCCGCATATTGGAAAGCAGAAATGTCGGTGGCTTTAATATCTTTAAATTGGTCGTAATCGTCGACAAATGTATTTAGATCAACCTGCAAAAGGTCAATGCCTTTGCGTGTAGCATCCAAAGAAAACGGCGCAACAGCGTCCCTAAAATAATCTGTTTCAGTTCCCGCTACAACCCAATAATCTTTGAGCGCCAACTCATCCAAGCACCGACGAAATAACTGTGCTATAGTTATTTTGCCATCGGTAAACCACGAAGAGTCTACCTTGTAACCGCTTAGCAATTCTAAACCATCCACAGCACCCAAAGAAATAACAGGCTTGGCTTCTATGGCTTCGCGTTGGAATGTCATTTGATCTGCAAGAACTCGGCCCACGTGCACTAAAGAATTATCTTGGTAAATAAGCACAGCCCAAAATTGTTCTGATGTTGTGGCTATGGCTTTAAACTGGCCTAGCACGGTATTGGATGGCATTACCCAAAAAGATGTGGAGCGTGAAGGTCGGATGGCATTTTGATAGAATGTGTCGCCCTGGCCTTCGCGTTCTATTTCGTAGCCATTGCCTGCAAGTTTTAACTCTGTGCCACCTGCGCCCGACCCACTCGGTGCATCCCAAATTTCAACGCGATGCAGTTTGCCTGTCACGGAATAAAACGAACCAAAGTATTTTCTAGCCACGGCGTGCGTCTTTATTATATCTTTCTAAAACTATTGCTAAGTCTCGGCCCTGAATTGTAGTGCTTGCCACAAACCCACTATTGTTATTCATGTTCAGCATTCCTTTTAATTTGTCAAGTGGTGCAATTACTTCAGGGTTTGAACTTGCGCCTGGGTATTCACCAACTAAGCCCAATGTAGGACCGCTAACAATACCACCCTCGGCGAATGCTTTAACCTCTGGCCCTTGCTTTAACGAATTGCGCACAATGGTTGCACCTGCAATCAAAGCAATACCAGCCGCCGCCGCCGCCGCTGGGTTTGTTAAAACTAATTTTTGGAAAGCTTCGGAAGCCAAAGCTGTAGCAACTAAAGCCTTACCCAAAGAATCCATAAAAGCAGCAATAGCGCCGAGCATGTTTTTACCAAAGTTCTTGCCCGCCTCTTTTTCGCCTGTTGCTAGATCACCAAGGAACTGACCAAACGACGCGGCTGCATCTGCTTGCAATGTAGCAAAAGCAGAGTTTAAAGCTTGCGTTGCTTTTTGTATGTCTTTGGCTGCTTCGCTATAGCTTACAGGATTTATTTTTACGTCTAAATATACGGGCGTGTTTGCCGTGCCGGCTTGTAGATTTTTGGCCGTTAACTTCTTAGACTCTTCAATAATGGCCCGCTTTTTATCTTCGTGCTTTTGGTATTGTTTAATCCTAAATTCTTCGGCCTGCACTTCGCCGCTATGCTTGGCGTGTATTGCATCTATGGCATCTTCAAACTCTTTTTTTAATAATTCTTTTTTCTTTTCCCTGCGCTTTTCTGCGTTTTTAATTTGCGACTGAGTTGTAACTTCATCAATTTGATTTTGAATCGCAGCAATATCTCGCTCGTATTGCAAATAATCTGCTGTGCCTTTTTTAAAGGTTGACAACATTGCCATGTAATTGGCTTTGCGCTTTTGTATGCTGCCTTATTTCGCTAGTTTCTTTTGCACGTTTTGCGCTTTTTTCGTAGGCCTTTGTAAGATTGTCAACCTCTTCTGTCGCTTTTTTACTTTCCTTACTAACGCTAGAAATGGCAGCGGCAACCAATCCAATACCTACAATAATAGCACCCGCACCCGTAGCCAATAAAGCTATAGAATAAGCACGAGCGGCAACAGTTGCCTGCCCCATCACGTAAGACTGTATTCTAGTGGCTGCGGTTTGCAATCCAACCATAAAAGCGCTTTCTGCTTGCAACGCATTTTGAATAGCTTGCACTCCATTGACCAAGGCAATCGCTCCCTGAAGCTGCGCCATTGTTTTCTGTAGATCCTCGGATTTTATTCCGAGCATAGCGGTAGCGCCTTCTACGGCACTAAACGCCCCGGCAACTGCTTGCACTCCACCCAAGACCGCATCGAGCCTTCTAGTGTCACTGGCAAAATATCCAACCTCAGCCCGTGCATCGCCAATGCTATCTTTAATTCTACCCGCTTGCTGTATAATTTGATTTGCAACCCCGGCAAACTCTGGCCCCAAGGCTCTGGCCTCCATGGCTAGGTTGGTCAACTGCCTAACAGTTCCCGCCGTAGGGTTCTTTGTGGCGATAGACGCAAGGCGATCCTGTATGCTTTTGGCGGTTTCTGCGGCCGCCTCGCTCATCTTCTTGCCGCTCGACTGAACTACACTAACGGCATCGTTAAAACCTTTCTGCAGCTTTTCAATGTCTGCGCCAATTACTATGTTTAAAGACCTTGCCATTATAGTTCGATTTTATACCCGTCCTCCAACAAAATGTAACTGCTATCTTCTAGAAGCATAAACGTGGCAACCGATGGGGCTGGTGCTGCGTAAATGTAATTAATTATAAAGTCCTGAGAGACTTGGTAAATGCCAGCAAATCCTGCTTCGTCATCTGTTAAATGTACCTCGCTATCAATCTCTACAGCCTGGCACAAAGCACCGTTAAAAATGCCTGGATATGTTGCATCTTGAAACGCCGCCCTAACTTGTGCAGCTACATCAATCGCATCGCTGAAAGTCGCACCAAAACTATTAACCTGCACCCGGGCAAAATCTGTACGGCTGTGGCTTGTGTTGGTCGGAGATGCAATAACGCTGACAAGGTTGTAACTGATTGCAGGGAATGCGGATTCTTGCGGAATGCGAAGGGGGTTTATCCTTGTGCTAACTAACGCCGTAAGGGCTGAGTAATTGCTGAGGATGTTGTAGGCTATTTTAATGGGGGCGCTCATGCTATCGCGTCTGGTGTAAGTTTATCAAAGACATGCGAATATAACTTAACTGCTTCGTGTATTGATATAAACTCGGGCTCCTCCCATGGAAAAGTTAACAAGCGTTTCGGCTCGATGGGCTTTTTTAAGTGTGGTGCCATGGTTGTGGCAACGGCCCAGCGTGTAATTTCCCATTGATTGCGATAGGCTTGCGTCTGTGCCTCACGCATTCCCTCAAGTTTTAAGCGCCAATAACGCGGGGTGCATTTCCAAAATTGTGCCTCAGTCAAACCTAACTCCCCATAACTGATGCGCTCAACTTTACGCCAAGTTAACGGTGCGCTGTCGCCCTTGGCTTTTACTTTCCCTCGGGTTCGTCGGTTGCGAAAAAGTCTGTAACGGCTTGTGTAAAAGCGTCAAGTGCTGGCGATAGTTCGCTAAACTTTGTAATGGCTGCGCCTAGTTTTTGAACAGATGCAAATGGTGTCTTTTCGCCCTGGGCTTCGTAGCCCTCAACGATTCCGTAAAATGCGCAGGCTAGCGCAAAGTCCATAGATTTAGCCAGGTCCTTTTGCATGTTTAGATCTGCAAACGATTCCATGCCTGCAAGCTGCATAACATTGCGCAGCGAATTCATGTTAAACAAAAGGGGGTGCTGAACACCCCCTATTTTAATTTCTGTGCTCATGGCACAAATATAAGATAAAAGTATTAAGGCGTTACAGTTCCAATAGTCAACGCGCCAGTTCCCTGCAATGTGCCGGTGAAAGTTGCTTTGTCGTTATTGGGTGCGCTCAATGACAAGCTGCTAAAGAAAGCAGCGCCAGTCATTTTTTGGTCGCCGCTGCTGTTGGTTGTCATTACAACAGTTACAGAAGTGCCCGCCAACAAGTCAGTTAAAAGGTCTTTAAAAGATTGGCCTGT